AGCGCGGCGCGAGCCGCATCGCAGAGCGGTCAAGAGCGCCGTCAACAGGGCGATCCATGCGATACGGATATGACCGGCGGATCGGCGCTGCGCCCCATCTGGGAGGCGGTCTTCGCCCTGCTATCGGCGGATTCGACGCTCATGGCGATGGTCGCAGGGATATTCGACGCGGCGCCGGAAGGGACGGCCTATCCGTTCGTCCAGATCGGCGAAGCATTCGAGGTCCGGCAGGACACGTTCCAGCGGGAGGGAAAGGTCTGCATCCTCGACATCAACATCTGGTCGCTCGATTCCGGCGGCGGCGCCGGCGCGACCTACGCCGGTTACCGGCAGGCGCTCTCGATCGGCGAGCGGATCGCGTTCTTGCTCGACGACGCGGCGCTGGCCGTGTCGGGCTACGACATCCACGATGTGACTCATTCCGAAACTCGGCTCTTCCGCGAAGCCCAGCCGGATGGACGCATCCTGCGTCGCGTTCTGCAGGAATACCGCGTCTGGGCGATCCGGCAATGAGGGCGCCATGAGTTTCGCTTCGGGAAAAGGCGGAGATCTCTACGTCGGCGGATTTGCGATCCATGATCTTCTGCGGCAATTTTCATATACAAATTCGGCCGACGTTCACGATGTCACGACGTTCAAGAGCGACTCGCGCAAATTCATCGGCGGCCTGCGCAACGGGGTATTGAGCGCCGAAGGGATTGTGGACTCGGGCAATGAAGGGCAAGTCCGCGCGTTGCTAAGCGCGACCGGAAAAGTCTGGACGGCGTTCCCCGCGCCATCGGCGCCGGGCGACAGGGGGGCTGGACTGCTTGCGACCGCGATCGAATACAGCCTCTCGACGCCGGTGGACGACATCGTCGGATTTTCGCTGTCGGTCCAGTCTGATGTCGGCATCGAACCGATCGCGTTGATTTATTACGCGCTGGAAACGGCTTCGGGACAAAGCGGGATCGTGGATCAGGGGATGGCGACGGCGCAGGGGGGGAGCGGATATTTGCAGGTTCCGCTTCTGGCCGGAACGTCGCCGACGCTCGATGTCGAGATCCGGCAGAGCAACGACAACTTCGCAGTGGACGATACGCTGCTGGCGGCCTTTTCACAGGTTACGGCGGGAGGAATCGGGCAACGAATCGAATTTTCTGGAACCGTGAAACGCTATGTCCGCGCCAGGTGGACGCTCGGCGGCACGTCGCCGCAGACGGCGTTTTTAGTCGGACTTCATCGCAATTAAAGGAGAAATCTATGGCATTCGCATCGGGCAAAGACGGAGTCTTCAAGATCGACGATTCGGGAGGGGTGCTGCGCAACATCAGCAACAAGGTCGTCAGCGTCAACTTTCCACAGAGCGCCGACGTTCACGACGTCACGGTCTTCGGCGACGACAGCCGGAAGTTCGTTCCGGGGCTGAAGAACGCGACGTTCAGCGTCGAAGGGATCTTCGACGGCGCCGCGGCCAGCGTGGACGAAATCCTCCAGGGGATCGTCGGCAAGGAAGGGTCGTTCGAATACGGCCCGCAAGGGGGGACGGCCGGCCTGCCGAAGTACACCGGCGAGTGCATCGTGACCGAGTACGGCGCCTCGACCCCGGTGGACGACAAGGTCAGCTTCAGCCTCAGCCTTCAGGTGACGGGCGACGTGACCCGAAGCGCTTACGCATAAGGGGGGAATCATGGAGGCAACGGACGCGACGCCGAAGATCCTCAGCGCGGCCGAACTGCTGGCCGCAGACGATCTTCCGGAACGGATGATCTTCGTCCCGCAATGGCAGGGTTCGGTGCGGGTGCGGGCGCTGTCGCTGGCGCAGCAGGATCACATCCGCAAAAGCGCGATGTCGGGCGGCAAACTCGACAACGAGAAGATGCAGACGCTGATGGTCATCCACTGCATGACAGATCCGCGCCTGACCGAAGCCGATTACGACCGGCTGCGGCAGAAGAACGCCTTCGCTCTGGATCTGGTCGCCGCCGAAATCATGGAACTTTCGGGCATCTCCTCGGACGCGCTCAGGCGGGCGCGTGCATCCTTTCTATCGGGGGCTGAAGGACCCGGCGTCGTTTCCGCAGGACGCGGAGCGGGCGTTCCGGTTTTCGCTGGCGCGGATCCTGAAAATGACGGTCGCGGAATTGACCCGGCGGCTGACGATGGAGGAATGGGCGGAGTGGGGAGCGTTCCTGGAAGCGGAGAATAGGGTGACCGCCGAACGCCGCAAACAGGCGCAGGCCGAAGCCCGGATGCGCCCGTCCCGCGGGAGACGGTAGCCGTGGCCGAACAGACCGACCGGCTGCGGACGATTCTCGAAGCCGACATCACCGCGTACGCACGCAATATGTCGCGCGCGGCTTCCGTCATGGAGGGATTCGGTACGGTCGCCAAGCTCGTCGCCGGCGCATTCGCCGGAAAGAAGCTCTTCGAGGGATTTTCCGGGATCGTCGAGGCGGCCGACGAGAGCGAAGCGGCGCAGCGCAAGCTCGCCCAGGCTCTCTCCAATACCGGCCAGCTGTCGGCGGAAACGGTCGCAGCCTTCGATGAACAAGCGGCCGCGATGCAGGCGATGACGACGTTAGATGATGACGCCGTGACCGGCCAGCAGGCGCTGGCCGTTGCGCTGGGGGCGACGGCCAGGGAGGCGCTCGATCTCGTACCCGCCGCCGCCGATCTCTCGGCGGCGGTCGGGATCGGACTGGACGAAGCGACGCGGGCGTTGACGCTGTCGCTCGACGGCAACATCGGAATGCTGGGACGCTACGTCCCTGCCGTCCGCGACATGACCGATGCGCAGCTCGCGGCGGGCGCCGCCGTGGATCTCGTCGCCCAGAGTTTCGGCGGTTTCGCCGGACAGGAAGCGCAGACGCTGACGGGCGCGATGACGCAGATGCGGAACGCCTTCGGAAACATGCTCGAAGAACTGGGGAAGACGATCACGCAAAACGAGAACGTCCGCAAGGCGGTTGAAACGGTGACGAAGGTCTTCCATATTCTTGAAAAAGGGATAACCGACAATCGCGATGAAATTGGAAAATTTGTGACTCGAACAATGTCGGGCTTAATCAAATCATTCGGCTACATGATTTCGATTCTTGGAGATGCAGTCAAAGCATGGAGCAATCTCTGGGGTACGCTGGGTCAGGCTACATTAGCGTTCGAGCGTTGGAATCTCGAGGCGGCCGAAAAGACGAAAATCCCCGAAGTGATCGCCGACCACAAAGAATATGTTCGATGGCTCGAAGAGGCGGTTAGGTCACAGGCCTTAGCTGCAAACGAAGCAGAAACATTTAGGCAAATTGCCCATCAGATGGGCGCGGAAATCGCATATCTCGGCGATCAGATGATCGACGCCGATGCAGGCACGGCGACGCTGACGAAATCGTTCACGGCGCTCAACGCGGAATCCGGAAACGTTGCCACGCAAGTCGGAGCCATTTCTACCAGTTTGGACGATCTGGCGTCCGGGCTCAGTCTCAAAGGCAAAGGATTTGCATTCAAGGTAGATTTGCTTTTCCCGGAGATGGCCGAAATTCAGAAGCAATTCGGCGGTGGCGGAAAGTTCGGCGCGGCGATGCCGGTGACGCTGGAGATGCCGGACACATCGTTCGTCTCGGAAGCGATTGCCAAGCCGATGGCCGACAGCATCATCGAGGCGATCGGTCAAGGGCTGAATGCGCTCCAGAGCGGAATCGGGAGTACGATCTCCACCGCGATCATCTTCCTGTCGGAGATATTCGAAGAAGAACTCGAAAGTCTCGCGGAGGGGATGGCGGACACCATCCAAAAGATCGCGCCGATCGTCGGCGCCGTTCTGGATATGTTGGCGAATTTCACGCCGGAATCGCTCGACAAAACGATCAAAGGGTTCATGGAGGGCTTCGTCTCGGCACTCTCCAACATCGGCCCGGCGATCGCCGTGCTGATCGACAACCTCGACGAGATCGCCATCGGGATCGTACAGGCAGTCATAGGATTGCTGGCCGGGATTGTGGCAAACATCCCGAATTTCATAGGCGCGATTCTGAATACCGCGCTGGAACTCATCACACAGATCGTTCCGCGCGTGATCGGAACTTTGCGCGATGTGTTCCGGATGGCAGGACAAGTGATGAAAATCATCTGGAGCGATCTGGCGAGCCATGTAACCGGAATTTTAACCACCCTGGGAAATGGGCTGACGTCGTTCTTCGATTCGTTTCTCGATTTCGAGGAGATTCAGCAGACGTGGGCGGGCGCAGTGGCGCGCGGGATCCGTGATTTCTTCGCCGTCACAGTCTCCGACGCGCTCTCGAAATTCGGAACGTTCATGTCCGGCGTGTTTTCGTCCGTCGTGGGTTTCTTCAAAGGAATCGTCAACTGGTTTTTCGGTCTGTTCAATAAAATCATCGATGGGCTGAATGAGATCCCCGGCGTGAATATCCCCCACATTCCGGCGTTGCACTCCGGGGGGATCGTTCCCGGTCCGGCCGGGCAGGAAGTCCCGATTATGGCGCTCGGCGGCGAACGGATCGTGCCGATGGACGAGGCGCAGGAAGGCGGCGGATGGGGCCGTGCGATCAACATCACCATCAACGAGGCGCGCAGTCCCGGAGAGACGGTAGATGCGCTCGTACAGGCGCTCAAGATGGGCGTGCGCACGAATCGAATCCATCCTATGGTGCTGGCATGATTCTCGGTTATCCAGGATACAATTCTGCCTACGGAAGATTCGTTCGCGTGGGTCTGTCGAACGTCATGGGGACATTCGTGGCCGGCGAGCGGCTGTTGTCAACGGTGGGCCCCGCTTCCGGCAGCGGCTTCATTCGTAACTTCAATGCTGCGCTTGGTTATCTCGATATTTACTCCGGCCGGGCGAAATTCGTGACGGGGATGACCGTTGCGGGCGAAGTAAGCGGTGCGGCGGCGACGG